TCAACTTCAAGAGAGTTGCTGTTAAGAGCAGGTGTGTAATCAAGTACACCAGCCATTTGCAATGCAGAAGCAACGTCAGAAGAACAGATAACGATGTTACCTTTACCACGGCGTGTTTCGATTGCGATAGCGTTTGCTTCTTGTTCGATCTGGAACATCAGACCTTTGAACTTCTCAACTGACCAACGACCATTTGCGTCTACGTCAAGATCGAAGATACCAGAAGAAGCAGTACCAGTTGCACCACCTACAGCAGTTGCGTAGATTGTACGAACTACTTCACGGTTGATCTCTGTCAGAATTTCAGACTGCAGGATGTTTGCAAGTTCTGTTTCTGCGTCTAGACCGTGTACCGCTTTAAGGTCCTGTGCAAGTTCAGTTGTGTATTCTGCTTTCAACGCACGTGTTTTCGCAGCAACAGTTACTTTCTCGATTGAGAACGCCATCTCTGCAAAGTTGGTTCCGTTACCGTCACCTAGTGCTTCACCTGCAGCAGTTGTCATACCTGTACCTGTATCGAATACAGATGTGTTAGGTACTGCGTCACCCATATCACCAGTGTCAGTACCTGCACCAGAGAATGTAGTGTCTGATTCATTGTAGAATACTTCTGTACCCGCTTGTGAAGTCTGACGTGAACGCATTGCGAAGATCAGACCAGTTGGTCCAGTCATTGGCTGAACGCCTGCAACGTCATATGCGATTAGGTTTGGCATAGAACGGCGAATCAGTGAAATCAACACTGGATCGTAGTTGTCGATTGAACCACCTGTTGCGTTTGCAGGTGCTTCAGAAAGCAGCGACGACATGTTAACCGATGCGTCACCTTCTTGACGAAGCGCTTGCTCCGTGTTTTCAAGAATAGATGCAGTTACCTGTTTACGGTGCTGATCTGCGATTGGTGAAAAAGATTCGTGCTCAAGAATTGGGCCCCACTTTTCCACAAGTTTTTGATAGTTTGACTCAGTCATTTTTTCTATCTCCTTAGTGTTATTTTAATTACTGAATGTATTTATAAATTTTTATTTTTTCAGTTTAAATTATCTAGATTTTCTTGAGTTGAGCGCCTCAACAAGAGCATTGATTGAAGAATGTTCGGATACAGGTTTTACAACCACTTCCTCTTCGATCACTACTTCGTCTTCCTCGTCAACAACATCTTCTTTGATAGAAACATTTGTTTCTTTGAAGAATGACTCTTTGATTGTCTTCAGATTCTCTTTGTATTCATCTAGATCAGATGAATCCAGATTTTCTGAAAGAGTCTTCAGACGTTCACGTTGTGACATATTAAGTTCACTTGTCATTTCTTCGAAGATTACACCTGCTTTCAGATCCGCCACTTCTTTTGTCAACGCAATGTTTTCGTTGACAACAGCATTTGACTTTTCTTCAAGAGACTTCATCTCTTCTTCAAGATCAGAAACGATGTCATATGTTTCTTCATCAACTTTGATGTTGTGTTCTGAGAACAAATCTTTCAAACCGTCCATCAAAGACTCCGCCATCTCTACCTTAATACCAGCTTCGATTGCGACTTCATTTTCTTCCATCCATTCTGAAACGACATAATCAAGATATGCATCTAGGTTCTCGACCATCTCGCCAACCTTAGATTCGATTGCTTCAGCCAATTCAGTTTCTAGTTTAGTGTTAAGTTCTTCTTCGATCTTTTCCACTTTACCTTTAACTGCTTCAGTGACTGCAGCTTCAAAAACAACTGTTACCTTGCTCTTGAATTCTTCTGAGAGATCCATGCCTTCAAAGATGTCTGCGATAGACTCTTCAACGACAATCTCTTCTACAACTTCCACTTCTTCTGATTCAGGTGCTTCTGCTTCTGCAACAACTTCCGCATCTGCTTCAACTTGTGCTTCTTCTTTATAACCTGCTTTCAGAGTTTCAGGTGTTTTCTCACCTTTGTCGTGGTCAGCTTTTCTTTTCTTATTGCTTCCGCCTTCTGGTGTAGTTGCAGCAGCTGCTGTTGAAACACCATCGTCAGACACAAATTTCTTTTCATCTGCCATTGTTTTTCTCCTTAATCTGATTAAGATTTCTTAATTACAAAAAGTATTTATAAAAAATTCATTTTCTTAACGAACTAACAAATGTTTCAAACATTCTAGCTGCCATTGATTCGTCAATACGTTTAGTAACAGTTCTGTATTGCTTTTCAACGGTTTCTTGAATTTCTTCAATTACTTCCTCAACTGGTTGCTGGGCAATCCAATTTCCAGATGCAACATCATAGTAGAATTCAGTATTTTCCATAATACCATTTACAAACGCATTCGGCGCTGATGGGTCTGTAACGATGTCTACTGTTGCAAGATGAAAGTCGTTTTGGACTTCCATTACGCCATTTCTGTTTTTCACCGAACCTAGTCCACGTGTGGATACACCACAACGAACACCTTCGTCGATGAATGTCTTTACAATTTCTCCCATTGGTGTGCCAAGGATTTTCGCCTTACCATGGAAGTTGTCACCTTCTCTGTGCATAGAAGTAATAAGGTGGGACACACGATCTCCATTGATCTGTGGTCCATCTGGGTGCCCTAGTTCACCAAGCGCACGTTTTGTATCGATGAATTCTCTTTGATAACGATTCATTTCTTTATCAAGAACTTCACTTGGATAGATACGTCCGTTGCGGTTCTTTAGGTTACCTTGCATAAAGATACCTTCGATAAAGAAACTCTTCTTACCAGTCTCTTCATTCAGTTCGGTAGAGACACCGATATCTTGTGTGATTTCTGAGATCAGTTTCATTGTTCTCGTTTCCTCTCGAATATTTTCTTTTTATTTATAACTATTGTGCATCGTAATAGGTTTTGTCTAGTTCCCCAGTACTTGGGGGTTGACTAATTTTACGACACTTAATATATGTCTGTCTTGGGTTTGCACCAGACGTAGTGTAAGTTCTCACTCCACCACTGATAGTACCAGGCGTATCTGAGTAAGTATCCGCTCCAGTTGCAGCGTTGTCATACTCCCAAATTCCACCAGTGCCTGGCACAACAACCCAAGCCATTAGTCGTCACTCTCTACCGATTCACCGTAACCATAAGATGCAGCATAGTAGTCATAATCATCCGAATCTCTATAACCCGCATTCATACGTTTCGATCCCTCTGCATATGCATGTAGAGTTTTCATTTGACTGAACGCATATGCAAGTTTGTTTTGATACCATTCTTCTGGGTCACCGCCCATTTCAAGGTAATCCATGATTTCCTCGGCAGCATAACAAATGAATTCTAGTTGACGTTTCATCATAGGAACTTCTTCTGCAGGGTTCTCTTGGAGATCTTCAGAATTGTCTTCTACATCAACGTCTTCTTTATATGCTACGTCATACGCTTTTTCGTCTTCACCCGCAACGTAATCGGAAAGTCGTTTAATTCTTGACTTGCCTGGAATGTCACCCGAAAACTGTTCTGGTTCCGCTACTGGATGGTCAATGACCTCAACAGTATGTTGATTCCAATGCTTTAGTTCTTCAGGGTTATTTGGCATTGCAACCTCTGATACTAAGTCCTTAAAAGATTTCATTGTTCTGTTCCTATTAAATTTGTTGTAGTTTTATTTATTACTATTCAAATTCGTCTTCGGCGTTACCAAAGATTTCCTTTTCGTCTTCAATTATTTGAAGTTCTTCCTTGAACTCTTCTTCAGACATTTGAAGGATATTTTTAACCACCCATTGACGTGAATAATAAACACCAACATGATCTTCAACGTCACGAAGCGTTGTCATACGTTCACGAATAATCTCTGACTGTTTAAGTTCTTCAAAGTAATTGTCTTTGACAAAGTCATAACGAATTTTGTTTTTAATCTCCGCAAACTCTTCTGGACCCATGACGCCTTTGAAGATAAGTTGTTTCTCCAAAATGATGTTAAACAGGTTAGAAAAACGTGCACGGACACGACGAATGAATTTACCAAATTTAAGTTCGTCACGTGTAATCTCAGAAGTACGACCAAATGTAGCCATAGTTTCTGGTTCAAGTCTTGAAATCGGAACCTTCAAAGACTTATAAACTTTTTTCAAAAAGTATTGCATGTTCTCATCAGTAGAAAGAACCTGTGCACCGCCACCTACAAGAGTATCAACCTCAGTAGATCTTTCACCGCCACGACGAGGGAACCAGAAGTCCTCTGTCATTGTCATCATCTTTTTTGCGTCTGTGATTTCGCCAGTTGCAGAGTTGTACTGCAACTTGTTTTTATGACGAACCATCATATCACGCAAATATTGTTCTGCTTTTGCTTTAGGAAGGTTACCCACATCGATGTAAAATATTCTACGTTCTGGTGCACGAGTCAGTGCATAGATAATCGTAGCATCTTCTAACATACGAAGTTGGTTCAATGGTTTGATTGCAGGATGCAAGTGACCAAGAACCATAGAGTTACTTTCATTCATAATGCCTGAAGTAACACGTGCAACAGCGTCTTTTGAAATTCTATGTTGGTTTTGTTGTCCGTTTCCGCCTAGTGTGTTTGAAGAATTTCCGAACCCCTGATCAGAGTACAAGAAGTATTCGTTCTTCACCTTCTTAGTTGGCACACCAGAAACGTCTTTTTCTTTTTTATCAATTTCTCTGACAAGTTTGATCTTGCGTGGATCTACATAACGTAGTTCTACAACGCCTTTTTTTAGATCTTCTTCGTCGATAATGATATGAAAGTTTAGTCTTCCATCAACATAGAATCTACTGAATAGATCATATGCATTATTTGTAAAGTCAAGAAGAGAAAGAACATTGTCAAACTCTTCTGTAATTTTTTCTTTAATTTTATCTGGAACATCATCAAGTTCGTCTAGTACAATTTCTACAACTTTATCATATACATCCACACTGATTGCTTCGTTGACCACTTCTTCTAACGCTTGAGCGATCTCAGGTTGTAAAGACATACTACGATATTTCGTAACAAGTTCAGATTCATTTTTGGCATTACTTTCCATGTCAAGCATGGTGCCATAAAACCCACCCAGTGCGTTACCAACTGTAATCGCACCGTCATCATTAGAAGGCTCAACAAAGGAGACAGTCTTTGACTGCTCCTCGTTTGAGTCTCTTTTGATTTCAAAACCAAATAATTTCACTTTAATTCATCCTATAATTATGAAGTAGAAATACCAGTCGATCCCTCTACTCTCCAGAAGTCGTATTGGAACGTAACGGTAAACTCTTCGATTTGATCTGTAGAACTCCAATCCAATGCAATTTCACTTACGTTAATTGGGTACATACCCTCAAAAATGTAAGTTCTAAGTGCGGATCCGTTCTTCGAATATTGTGTAATCAAACCATTAGATTTATAGTCTTGTGGAAGAGAACGAACGTTTGCATCATGTGATGCGATGCTGTTCATCCATGCTTCCATAGCATTACGCACAATAAAATCTTCGTCATTGATAATTGTAACTGTCCAATCAGCGAACGTTCTGTCCCCTGCATACTTAACTTCTCGACCAAAGTAAGGTACGGTATATGCCCCGATACTTGATTCGGGAATGCCCGCTGCCCTTGCCATGAATGGTACTTTGAAGTCCGCTGCAGGTACGACTGGGTTCGTGATCTGACATTGGAACAGGGTGGGACGTGCGCCCCCACCTGTCAGTTCAGATTTAAACTCGTTGATATTAAAAGCCATATCTTACCTCTCCTTAAGTCAACTGTCCAACGATCTCGTCGAATTCGACACCAGACCTTGTTGCGACAAATGTAAGTTCAATTACGTTAATAGAACGTGCAGGTTTGATGAAGATACTCGCTTTAAACATGTTCGAGTCAATGACTTGTGGGGTATTGACAGTTTCATCTGACACCACACGGAAGTCAATGATACCACGTCTACCTTGAATTTCACGCAGGAACGGTTCAACAATATTGCGGAACTGTGTCTGTGTAAACTCGTCATTAAGTTCGAACAAGAACGATTGTGCTGCAGTTGCAATTGATTTTTCTATTGCAATGAACAATCTGCGAACATTGATGCGATCAAACGCACTTGCAAAACCTTGTCCAGTCTTATCACCGAATAGCAAAATACCTTGACCTACTTGTGAAATAACTGGGTTGACATCCGAACTATAAAGTTGATCTCTTTGATCTTTGTTCGGATTGAATGCAAGTTTAATAACATTCTTAATCACACCCTTACGATAACCTGCAGGAGATTCAAATGGTTGTACACGTGAACACAACCCTGCCATGTCACCGTTCAATGGAGTCCAACGGTATACATCATTGTATTTGTCATAACGATATTTATACCCAGAGTCTAGAACCATGTAAGAACTTGATGTGAGTTTATTGCGGTATTCAATGACATTAGTCAACTTAGTATTTGTTTTAAGTTCATCAACAACTGCTTCTTTTGAAGGCGAAACGAATGCAACGCAATCTCGTCTACTGTCTGCAATGTTGCCGATGATATAGTTTGCGATCTGACCATTATCATCACCTTTACCCTGTAGGACAAACGAGATGTCAATTTCATTCGCACTTGCGAAGTTGTCATATGCAAGAGCAGTTGGTCCAAACGAAGCAGAACCTTCTGCAGTGCCATCTGCACCATTTGACATTGATTCGTATTCTGAAGTACCCGCAAGGAATGCAGCTGTATTTGCAACATTAACCCAAGAACTTAGATTTTCGATCACTGTTTCATAGTAGTTAGTTCTACCATCTGAAAGTGTTGCTCCTGCAGTTGTTGAAATGTTTTCGAATTTTTCTAGTACAGTTCCTGCATCACCACTAACATCCCCAGTGCGGTCAATAACTGCAACGTGGTAGTTGTTTGTGTCTGGTGCTTTACCAAATAGACTTGCATGTTTCCACTTACGCTTCATTGAAAGTTTATTCAACTCAGTTTCTGCAAGTGTATACTTCTTCTCGAAATTGATTGTGTATTGGTATGTTCCAAACAATGCTGTGTTGGATGCATCGTCTCCTGTTAGTACAGATCCATTCGAACCGATGATCTCTTTAGTGAACGACGAAACTACAAGGTTTTGATAACCTACCGAGTCATTACCAATAGTAACAAGGTCACCATCACTTAGATCAGTGATGTTTGTTGCTACTGACTGGAATGTTGTTGTCTGAGTTGCAAAACCAATTTCTTGTGTTACCTGTGCAGCGGGCGTACCATCTCCACCAAACAAAACAGTTTGATTTTCAATGTCGCCTGCATCAAAGATATCTGCCTCGTATGCGCCCGCTTTAACATATGCAACATCAATTGCATTACCAAGCGCACCCACGTACTTCGCTTCAAAAGCACCATAAGTAGAGTTTGCACTATCTACAGTACCAATTGATCCAGGCGTTACACCTTCGACATATCCGTTTGCAGATGTGTTTGCATATGCAGTATCTGCATCGAATAATACGATTGTGTCACCATCTGCTTTCGCAGATCCTGTTGTTTCTGCACGACGAACATACAATGCATTAGAGTATGCAAGATAGTCGGACGCAGTAAACCAAGTTTCATAGTTGCTATCAGTTGGTTTGTGGTAACGATCCACAAGTTGATTTTCTGATGTAATAAGAATTGTTTCGTCGGTAGGACCCCATCCAAACACCCCCGCAATTGCAGCAGGAGGCGTTGCAATGGCTGGGACGACTTGGCTTGCGTCTACTTCACGAACGATTACTGAAGGACTTACGGAAAAAGCCATATTTTTCTCCTTTGAATAAATTTATTTTTTATCAGTTCATATCACTGTTTTTATTTATAAAAACAAAAGTTTAAAATATCCAGTCGTCGTCACCATTCACAGGTTGGAATCCGCCTTGAGGCAAATCTTCCCCCACATCGATGAATCCAAAGGGTAATAATCCTTCTTCAATTTCTTCATCTGTCTTCTCTCTCAACATCATCATGGTATTGATATCCGTCATGTCTTTAAAGTATAACTGATCCGTCAACCACGAGAAAATTACCAAATTCATTACCAAATCATCATGTGAACCAGACTCCGCTTCGTAAGAGCTTCCTTTTTTAGAAAAACGTGATAATTCCTGAATTGTATTAAAATCTTGTAAAATCAGTTGGTTCTGTTCTACCAACATTTTCAAAATAGAACATCCAACAGATTTTACACTTTTTGTTGTTCTTATGCCATTGTCAACGCCACGGCCAAACCCCGCTGATATCCTCTTGCCCGCTCGACCTGCGTTCTCTGTATATAGAATGTTTTCATAACCATAATCCATTAATAAGACATCTGAAACCTGTTCACCAATGTCATTAATTTCCACCAGTACTGCTGCTTCATGGTAC